GACTCGAATTTATTATAATCTATATTATAGTTAAACACAAGTCCGTGCTTCAGCATGCCGTCCTTATCCAGATATGCGCCGCTTACAAACAAATCTCCTCTGCCAAGCTTTCCACCTTCTATTGAATCTAAGTAAATCGTGTACTCTTTATCCAGTTTCTTGATTGCCTGATTTATTTTCTTTTCTACGCTCTTATCCAATCCAGCTTTTTCAACTACTTCTTTCGGAATCGATATCTTCATCGAGCTGAGTATTTTCTTTCCGACTTTTGTTGATATTCTTCCCAGTCCATCCATGTATATTCTGTCTCTTTGTTCCGGCAGCTTCATGACCTTTGAGAACTTCACATACTCATCCATAGTCTTTTTGTATCTTGCTTTGGCTCCCATGATCTCCAGTTCGCTTACTCCGCCTTCCTTCATGAGTTTTATGTCTTGGCGGTATACTCTCATCGTCAGCTCTAACTTCCTCTGTCTCTGTAACGCCTCATATGTTGTATACTCCTTTCCATCGTAGCTCGTCTTTTCATTTTCCTCATCTATCATCTCCTGCAGTTCTTCGTCCGTGTAGTTCCGAACTGAAACTCCCGGGATGAACACGTCGTACCAGTGATAGCAGTTTGCTCCACATAAACCGGTGACGGTACCCAGTCCGCATACACTCTCCAGATCCTTATATGAGTATATCTTTCCCTGCCATGCCTGATGTTCCGGTCTGGCACCGATGTGATATGTGACTTCATAGGTGTCTGTATCAAGTTCTGCCGCTACTTGCTCGTTTATACGGCCGACTATCTGCCGGAACCCTGTCATGAATGCCGTTCTGCACGCCGAATCCACCCGGTATGTCCTTCCGGAAGCATATTCTACTGTACGCAGACCGCTTCTTGTCATGTCCTTGATGATTCGTTTCAGAACCGTGTCATAGCTGAATGCTCCAGTTGCTACTCCGAGGACCGCTTCATCCAGTGATCTTTGATAGAACTTCGCCGTATCCATGAATTGACGCTTTCCATTTACGTTCTTGGTAAATCCCATTGATCCCGTGATGTTTTGGAATGTGTTCTTCGACTGTTCGATCGCGGCTTTTACTACCGGTTGAATCTCCGGATGCTTTCCGAACGGGGTTTGTTTCTTTCCAATAGCATCGAATGCATCTTCATACTCTTTATAGAGGTTCTCGCTTGTCTGGTTGTAGATCCGGTCAATCTCTTCATCGGAAAACTTCAAATAGCTTTTGATTTCATTTTTCAGGAATTCATCGGAATATCCCATTTTTCTAAGCAGCTGTATCTGGTAGTCTGCAGATGATGTCATCGACTGTTCTATATCCAGATTGCTCTTGATTCTTCGGACGATGTCCAACATGATGTCTATTTCTAGGTTCCGGGCATTTCGTTCTATTTCTCTTGAAAGAGCTTCAATCTCACCTTGTGTCATAGGCTAGTCCTCTATTACATCCGCCTGTTGGACTACCATCTTTTTGGCTGTTTCCTCATCTTCGGCATAATGTTTCATTCGGTATTCCCACAACTGCATGGCTCCAAGGCTTACGTCTGCCCTGTCATTCTGGCGTTCTGTTTCATCATCCACCAGGATGCTATCCTTAAATGTGCAGTTGAACTCATATCCGCTATGGAGCTTGGCGTTGTAAAAAGCCAATGCATATACGAGATCTTCCAGGCAGTCTTTCAGATTCTCCTGGATAGCTGACACCATGTTATATTTGCGTTTCTTGGCGATCTTGGCTTCTGTTGCCGTCTTGTCTACGTCCGTTACATCAGAGAGATCCCCATAGCTTAGGGATACATTGAACTCCAGCTGCCTTAAGAACTGATTCAAGCCATTGATGATGCTGATATCTCGGAACTCTGGCGACCATTCTTTATACAGATCGCCATCGTCTCCGGCATCCAGATTCAGTCCTCTGTACAGACGCTTGTCCAGTTTTGGCGTTTCCAATCTTCCCTCTTCTCCTACTATCGGTTGAAGAGCTGTAGTGGATACATTGATTGCCCTTTCACCAGATTCGAACTCCCACTTTAGCCTTGCATTCTGAACGTCTACGCTCTCCAGCTGATCTATTCCACTTTCGAATATCGATACTCCGCACGGGCTTCTATCGATTTCATTCTTGATTGGGTTTCTATAGTAACCAAAATCCGGCTTTTCCAGTCCAGCATAGGATATGGTCGCTGGGAGATTTTTCCATTCATCTATTGAGCTTAACGGGATTTCTCTTCCGATATCATCCTCTGATTTTGATATGTACGCATTATTTGTAATTGTAAGGATGTTATCTCTCAAAGAGTGTCTCTCCAGGCGATGGTAGTAATCTTCTCCCCGTTTCTGGTTTTCGACAAACACAACGTCAATCAGTCGTCCTCTTTCGTCGTAGGCAATCGGTACAAAGCGATCTGCGGTAACATATTCTACTTTATCTCCGCCCAGCGGCTTAATGATCAGCGCCCCAAGTGCAAGCCCTGACTGCAGGTTCTCATTCAAATCTCGTGTTGCCATCTTGTATATCTGATCCAGTTCTTCCACGGAAATATTCGATTCCATTTCATCCAGGCAGATATTGGCGAACTCGGTACAGATACCTTGTTCCTTTCTAAGAGATTTTACATAGCCTTTGCACCAGGGTGCCATTCCGCTGTACATTCGCTGCCATAGCTCTATCCTTGTCTGCATCATGCTTGATATACATGTTTCTATTTTCAGTGCCTGCTCTACATTTTTTGCCGGGAACATTCTGTTTATCACTCCCTTCACGAAGGCTTTTATTCCATCCAGCATTATTCGCCCCTCCGTTTCCATATTCTTTCTGTTGCATATCTTACAGCATCTATCATGTGGTCATTCCCATCCGGATATCCGGTGATGATATTTCCTTCTTTATCCCTTTCGTACTCATAATCCATGAACTCCTGTGCAGCTACCGGGCATCTTACATTGTCGATTATGATTTCTCTTAATGACTGCAGCCATTTATATGAGTACTCTCTGCTTCCAGGACCTTTTTCTGCTGCTCTGGCAAGCAAGCCGTAGCTTTTGTAGTCTCCTATCGACTTCTTTTCTGCACTATCGCAGGTAAGCAGATCGTTGCCTGTGATTCCCATCCTGATCAGCTCGTCTGCCGTCTGTCTGTTGCTTCTCTTATTGCATGTGTATTCCTGCCATATGTACAATCTTAACCTCGCTCTGTCGTAATGAACCCTTGCAAATGCATACGGATCCGGGAACCATCCCCAGTCAATGCCATTTAACACATGGTCGAATCCTGATATCTCATCATCCGTTATTTCTCTGATCGTGATGTTGTCAAATACACTTCCTCCTGATCCATTGGCCACTCCTAAGTATTCATTTTCATACGCATCTGGATTAGTTTCCTTTAAGAATTCTGCCTCTTCGATAAATGTTTTTCCTAGCCACTTCTTTGGTATGTCCAGATAGGTGCTTTCCGTAACCAGTCTGGTTTCTTTCGGGATCTTGATGTATTTGTTGGCCCAGTTGTTCAGGCTCTTTGGTGGGTTGAATGTTTTGAAGATGTATGCAGTATCTCCACCTCGGATTACAGACTGTTCAATCTTTCTAACCGCCTCCGGTCCCATGAACTGATCCAACTCTTCAAACCATAAGACTCCGATATATCCGAATGGAACCTTGATCGATTTTACCTTGCCCGGATCATCTGCTCCTCTGAAGTAGATCTTTTGTCCGGTGCTTTTTCTTGTGATCTCCAGTGGTGATACTGTACATTCAAACTCATCTTCCAGCCCTAGGGCTTCTATCGCCCACCTTGCTTGCTGGTAGATAGAACTTCGCATGGTATCTCCTACCTGACGCATGATCACCGCATGTATCTGATCATTACTTCTCAAGATATCTCCTACAGCCAGGCTTACAAATGATGATTTGGTACTGCCTCGGCCGCCTGGGAAAACATATTCTGTGTGGCGCTTCTCCTTTATATCAAAAAGCACCGGAGCAAATACCGGAGCAACCATTGTTGCCGGAATGCCTTTGTATTCTTTTTCCGGAACGGGTTCCGGCTGCATCCTTTGGATGTCCGCCCGTGTCTTTTCAATCTTGGCGCGTTGCTCTTCCGTTGCAAGATTCATGTGATCCGCAAGCCACTGCAGGGCCTTCATCCGATCAGCCAGTTTAATGCCGGCTCCGTCTTTTCCCTGCTTCACCTCTGTCAAGATTGTTCCATCCACATCCAGAGAGTCTTTAAATTTCGCAGTGTTGACTATTCTTGTCAGTGTTTCTTCTTCTCCAGTCTCTTCATTTTTCACCTTGACCGGCCCGTACACTGCCATCACAGGGACTTCTTCTGTACCAAATTCCATATAATCAGTTATATCCGCAAAGGCTATGTCTATGTATTTTTGAAAAATATCAGCTTCTGATATTAGTTCTCTGTTCAGCCTGTTCTGCTTTAGGCACTGGATTTCTTCTTTTACCCTAGCATTTCCTAGCATACGAGGTCCATTTACGGTGGCCGTTTCATAACTACATTCATATGCTTTTTGATATGCTTTTGTGGCATTGAAGCATTTGACGTATAAAACACAAAAAAGCCTTTGCTTATCGTTTAAATCAGGATTTTCAATTATCTGATCTATCACTTCTGCATTGGCTTTCTTTTTGTTTTCACTTTTTCGTTTGGAACGTTCCATATTTTTTCGGAGCGTTCCATTCATTTTTTCATCCCATTTATCTTTCGATTTCCATCCCCGGACAGTTCCTGCTGCCAGATTTAGTTGACTTGCAATCTCAACTAAATCAATCTCTCCCTTATGCTTTTTATATACTTCGAACGCTTTCTCCCTATTTGGATTTCGTGCCTTTGGCATTTCACCACCTTCAATTCTGATTTTATAATAAAAGACGGCCTCAGTCTTTAACTGCTGCCGCCCTTAGGGTGAGTATGTCCTTTTCAAATTTTGGACGCTACCACTATAACACACTTTTATGTGCCGTGAGTGGTGATGTTTTATAAATTTTATATTTTTTTTGACATCAACCAGTAAAATTTCCTCCTTGCTCTGTAATATTTCTGATCGCCGCACGGGAGTCCTTTGGCGTCCCGGAGATATATATATGTCGCATAATCTGTGGTAACCCCTTCTAATAGCCACTGATAAATGTCCGCATCTGCTTCTATCGCCGTCTGCTCAATTCGTTCACATTTTTCCAACAGCTCCGCACGTTTGATAGCCAGGCGTTCTATTGCTGACGCCTGGCTCGGACTCCCCTTTCCTTCTTGGCCATATTGTATTGCTTTCACAGTATCTGTCATATTTTCAAGTTCTTCCCGCCATTCCGGATATTGTAGGCAATGATGGATAACTTCCAGATACCTGTGTTTGCTGATTCCATATTTGTCTTTATTGATTGGTCTTCTCTTCAACTCTATACTTCCTCCCCGTCCGTCTGTCCTTGATTGTTATAATGCCAAACCCGAACAGGCTTGCTATGTCCTGCAGATCGGTCAGTGCCCTGCGCATATGGTAGGGCATCTGGTTGTATCTGTGCAGTGCTTTGTCTGCTGTCGGATCTTTATAACCTTCATGGTTCATAGTTCTCCTTTCTGTGCGATGTCGCACAATGAATTTTCTTAAGTGCTTTATTGTTTTCTCGGTTTGTCCGTTATGTATGTCCTTTCGGTTATTGCCATATCACAATTAATATATTTTTCAATTTTATCTACACAGCTCCTGCAGTACACATCCTCCGGACTATTCGCTTGTATTAAAGTCTTCGACAGGTTATAGCAGAATTGCTCTGTAGTCGCTCCTGCTCTGTCACATTCAGCATTTATATTTATCTTGTAATACGTTGCTCCCGTCGGCATCCCACACCGTTTGCATGTTCTTTGTTTCGTCATATCTTCCTCTTTTTCTTCCGGCTCTTTCTTGTCATCCATAATCTCACGCAGCTTCTCATCCGCTCGTGCTGCCATCACGCATGCGCTCCATACTACAATCAGTACGCAGGCTATTATTATAAAAATCACCGTCTTACCCATTCATTTTCCTTTCAAGCAGATCCATGTACATACTCTTGTACACATCCCTCTCAGCTATCGCTCTGATCCGTTTCTTTTCAGCTTGTTTTTTACCGGTTATCTTTTCTACCATAATCCTTTCCTCTTTCTGCCTTTTACGTAAACTGTGCATTCTGCTGCCGGCATACCTCTGCTATGCCCTTCAACTGCTATATAATTACATCTCCCTACTCCAATTCTACTCCCTCTGTAGATACAGCTCTTACACAGATGTCTATCTATATTTGTCCGCTTTTCCGGATTCTCAACTTTTTTGTCACGGATGCTCCTTTCTCCTCCGGCCGATGCCGGAGGGAATTCTATGTTGACTGGTTATTCGTGATACAATGCCAGTTGGTGCTATTCTTTATATTTTTCTTCTATCTTCCGGAGCTGCTCTACGTGCCACAGTACTCTCTTCTTATCCCACCATTTTTCTATCTCCTTTGCTGTGTGTAAAACACACGGAAAAATCACAGGATGCAGGAATGCTGTTAGCCATATCCAGATGATCATGTTTCGTGTCATCTGCCTGCTCCTTTCATGAATTGGTTATACATCCGTTTCTTCCAGCCTGTTTCTGGCGGCGCCGGTCCACGGTTATGTTCGGCCAGGGTTCTTATCAGACCTTCGAATTCTGCTGCCGTCTGTTCTGAAAGCTCTTCCTTCAGATTGACGTTGCTCATCCAGCTGAATCCGTATTTCTTTAGAATATCTTTTCTTGTCATTACAGTTTACCTATTATCCTTTTCCCTTCTTCTGTCTGTTTCCCATTTGCACATATCCCACCATTCGCAGAATAAGCAGCATCCCAAGCACCGGTTTGTCAGTACCATTATGATCCAGTGTTTTATTTTTTCTTTTATCTCCATGTCATTCACCTCTTCTTATGCATCTCAACAGATCTTCTACTCCCTGTGTATAACCTTCTTTATACTTCTGTGCTTTTATTTCTTGGTGATATCTTATTTCGCCTTCATAGTGTTCCTGTATCATTTCCTCTACCAAAAGTTTCGCTTCATCATCCGTTGTTGTTCCAGATGCTAACCATGTCCAATTAGTTCTAAGCACGCTCGATGTTGTATACCAATCATCTGTCAGCTCGCCCCTAAATAAACATAGAATGTGCTTTGGCTCTTTCAGATGGTGGCTGAATACAAGCGCATATGAGTTTGTCCCATCATATTCTTTCTGTTTCTTCCATTCTTTCATCTTTTTCCTCTTATTTCTCTCTATTCCCGTAATATAGAGCGCATTCTTTGCACTTGTCTATTGGCTCTCCTCCACCATTGCCAGTTCGTAAGCCGGCGCATCTATCCTCTTTATATCCGGGATGTTCATATTGGTGTGCCAGATAGCAGTTATCAATTCCCTGTTTTACTGTTATGTGCATCTTTATCCTCCTACATTTCACTTAAATCTTTTAAGTTTGATTTGCATGGTTTTGGTAGCTTCATCCATGCTATTGTTTTCCCGTCAATCGGGAAATATGTGGCATTCGGGCAGTTATCACATACCTCATACCATCCCTCTGGAATCCACCAATCATCTTTTTCTTCGATGTATTCCCAATCATCTGGAATTCCATCTTCCATACACCATCCTGAATCCTCTGTAGTTACGTGTTGATATGGGATATATATTGCCTTTAAAACTGTGCAGTACCGTCCTTTTTCAACAGTCACAAGCACTTCATCGGACCACTGCCCTTTCTCACACTTCGGTACCGTATTTGCGTTCCACTGTGCCATCTTTGTCATCCTCCAAGTAATTCTTTATACCTAATGCTCTGAATTCTTCTCTTGTATGGGTTTCTTCGTACTTTTTCTGGATTATCCGGCATAGCAGCTCTCTGGTCTCTCTGCAGTTATGCGCTGCTCTTGGTCCGTCTTTGTGGTGATCTCTGCACAAGTAGACTTTAAAGCCGTTCTCTTCACTTACCTGTCTGAGACCTCCTCCATAGAATACATGATGTTCTTCTGTGTACTGCTGCCGGCGGATGCCTTCCAGTCGGCACAGGAAGCATTCGCCTTTTACGGTGTCCACGATCGGAGCTGGATGGTGCTTTCTTTTTTTCTTCTTGGTTGGCTTCGGAAACATTAATT